ACAGCAAGACGTAGTCTAGATATTATGGCTGCTGAGTGGTCTAATAAAGGTATTAATTTGTGGACAGTTGAATCTGGCACAGTTGTACTAACTACAGGAACAGCTACTTATACTTTACCAGCAGATACGATTGATTTATTAGAAACAGTTATAAGAACTGGGAGTGGTTCCAACCAACAAGATTTATCTATTAACCGAATTTCAGTTTCAACATATGCAACGATACCAAACAAGAACAACCAAGGGAGACCAATACAAATCTATGTCGATAGGCAAGCCACACCAAAAGTTAGCGTCTGGCCAACACCAGACTCGTCCGCAACTTATACGTTGGTTTATTGGAGGCTTAGAAGAATTGAAGATGCAGGTCGTGCTGGTAGTAATACTTATGATGTGCCTTCACGTTTCATTCCTTGTCTTGTTGCTGGACTTGCTTATCATATCGCCATTAAGCGCCCTGAAGTTGGACTTGACAGGGTTACGTTCCTTAAAGCAGCGTATGATGAACAATTTACTCTCGCTGCAGATGAGGATAGAGACAAGTCATCAATCAATTTCGCACCGAACATTACATCATAAGGAGAAATAAAAATGTTACAATTTTTTGGCGCCGCTTTACCTGTAGTAGCTAGATATATAGCAAAAAACGGAGTTACAAAAGCCATAAAAAAATATGGTAAAAAGTTTGAAAATGCTGCAATTAGAAAGCTAGGGAAAAGACCACCAGAAGAATTAGAAAAGATTGCTAAGAGTAATAAGGAAATTAAAGTAGCAAAAGAAGTTAAAGGAGTTTTGAAGAAAGATAAAAAAAACCCTCTAAATCGTAAAAAAGCCTTTAAAGGAAGGGAAGATTTTACAGGTCGAGCGGGTGAAAAGTATTTAAAAGATTTAAAAGATGAAGGGCTGCTCCCTAAAAACGCTTCTGTAGATGACGTTTTAAAATTGGCTAATAAACAGCCTGACACTGCAAAGTTTTCTTATTATAAAGGTAAGGCTAGACTGGGTAAAATAAAAACCGCAGGTAAAGTAGCAGGAGCATTTGGGGCAGGCGCACTTTTATTTAATAAATCAAAATCTGATAAAAAAGAACCTACTTTTAAGGAAGCATTTAGTAAAGCTAAAGCAAATAAACAAAAGACATTTTCTTGGAAAGACCCTAAAACTGGTAAGACTGGTAAATACACTACTGATATGGAGAAGAAGAAATATGAAACTTCAGGTGCAGGGGTAGGAAAAACTTCAGGTCTTCGTAAGAAAAGTGGTGGTAGGATTCGTATGCGAGGTGGTGGTAGAGTTATGGGCTCTAAATCTCGTGGGACAAAATACATATAGGAGATTAATATGAAAGATAAAACAACATACCAACAACCAAAACCTGTTCCAGTTCCAGACTTTGCAGGATACCCAGATAAAATAGCTAATACACAGACTAACAAAATGAAGGGTTCAGGCGCTGCAACTAAAGGAACAGGGTTTTCTAAAAGAACTGCTTAATGACTCAATTTGCTAGGGGCAAACTTGCATTTGGGTTTTGCGATATCTGTGGTTTTAGGTATAATTTAGATGAGTTAAAAGAATTAACGAAACGAAATAAGTTAGTTAATATTAGGGCTTGTCCTGAGTGTTGGAATCCAGACCAACCACAAAATGATTTGGGTAGCTTTCCTGTAGATGACCCACAGGCACTTAGAAACCCAAGACCTACTGGCGCTACATCAGGTAGAGGGTTGTTTGGATTTAAACCTGTGTTAGGGCAGAAAGTAAATATGGCTGTAGGTAAAGTAACTGTAAGGATAGGATAATGAATTATACCCAACTGGTACAAGCGATAAAAGATTATACAGAAAGCACTGAAACGTCTTTTGTCAGTCATATTGATGAAATAATAAAGCAATCAGAAAAGAAAATTTATAACGAAGTACAACTTCCTTATTTAAGAAAGAACGTAACAGGTAGCGCAACATCAGGAAATAAGTATGTGCAAACACCTACAGATTTTTTAGCAGTCTATTCTATGGCAATTATAGATGGAAGTAGCGATCAACATTTTTTATTAAATAAAGACGTTAACTTTATACGAGAAGCGTATGCCAATGCATCGACTCAAGCGCAACCAAAATACTATGCGTTATTTGACCATAATACTTTTATACTAGGCCCTACACCTGATAGCGCTTACAGTGTAGAATTACATTACTATTATTACCCAACATCTATTGTAACTGCTTCAACTACATGGTTAGGGGATAATTACGAACAGGCTTTACTGTATGCGTGTTTAGTTCAAGCGTATACGTATTTAAAAGGAGACCCTGATTTGATGGTTAACTACCAAAAACAATATCAGGAAAATATCGTTCAACTTAAAATGCTTGGTGATGGAAAAGATAGGCGTGATGCTTATCGTTCTGGACAAGTGAGATATGAGGTTAAATAATGCAAAGTGCTTTACTTGATACATTAGTTGGAGAAGCAAAAGTTATGTCAACACAGGGTCGTGGTATGACTCCTGAAGAGATTGCTAATCTAGCACTAGATAAAATTTTACATGTAGCAGATACAGCTCACCCTGCACTCAAAGAACAAGCTAGAGCATTTAAAGAAGATTTAAGAAAGATATTAGTGTTGTATATGAAACAAGCCATTAAAAGTGACCGTACAACATTATTTAATAAACTGAAAGACGCTGGGCTAACAAATGCAGCGAACATCATTACAAAGATATAGGAGTTTTTATGGCTATCACACAAGCAGTTGCTACATCATTTAAAAAACAGTTACTAGAAGGGGCGCATGATTTTCGCTCTGGTGGTGACACAATTAAAATAGCACTTTATACAAGTTCGGCATCTCTCGATGCATCAACTACAGCTTATACTACAAGTAACGAAACATCAGGTACAGGTTATAGTGCAGGGGGTCAAGAGCTAACTAAAGTTGCACCAACATCATCAGGTACTACAGCGTTTATTGATTTTGCTGATGAGACTTTTTCTACAGCTACAATTACAGCAAGAGGTGCGTTAATTTACAATACAACGCCAACACATACATACACTAACCCTGCTATAGTTGTATTAGATTTTGGTGGAGATAAAACTTCTACCGCAGGGGATTTTACAATCATCTTTCCAACTGCTGATGCATCAAGCGCAATTTTAAGGTTAGCATAAATGGCTTTAGTATTTAAGGATAGAGTACGAGAAACGACAACAACGACTGGCACGGGTACAATTACTCTTGCTGGCGCTGTAACAGGTTTTGATGCTTTTTCCGAGATAGGTGATGGCAACACCACCTATTATGCTATTGTTCATCGTTCTGCTAATGAGTGGGAAGTTGGTACAGGAACATATACTGCATCAGGTACAACACTAGCTAGAACAACAGTTTTAGCGTCATCAAATTCAGGTTCAGCTACAGACTTTGCTGCGGGAACAAAAGATGTTTTTACAACCTACCCAGCAGGTAAAGCAGTTGATACAACGAAAGCTGAAGAAACAGCAATTCAGTTTGCAATAGCATTAGGATAATATTATGGCATTTAAATCTAAAACATCATCAAGCATTGGTACAAGTGGTTCTGCTACAACAGTTACAGATACAGTAGCGGCATCTACAACACATACAATTATTGGTTTATCTTTATCAAATAAAACAACTTCTAATATTACTGTTACTGCTTCAATTACTAAAAACTCAGGAACATTAACCTTCCTTGTTAAAGATGCAACAGTTCTTCCAGGGGGTGCATTAGTTGTAATTGGTGGAGATCAAAAATTAGTTTTAGAAGCAGGTGATGTTGTTCAAGCATATTCAAGTGCATCAACTTCTGCTGATGCTGTAGTTAGTTATTTAGTATAGGAGATTAGATGGCAACTATAGGTAACGCACCAGTCTTTCCAACACGAAGTGTTCTACCAGGTAATTTAACTGTTACAGGAACTAGTGCGACTGTAAATGGAAATGAAGTAAGAACTGTAGGAACAAGTGGGGCTATTATTCAAGTGAAACAAAGTGTTGAACAGACTAGAATATCCTTTGGTACATCTTTAGCTAATGCTCTTACTTGTTCTATAACTCCATCATCTACATCAAATAAAATTTTAGTAAAATGTGAATTAATTTGGGGAAGATCGCAAGATGATTATGGTGCTTTTTGGTTTTATCGAGATGATGTTCTTATTAGCGGAGCTACAGCAACAAGTGGAACTGGTAATATGGTAAATGCAGCTGGACAAATTTCTAATAGAGGAAATAATGCTAGTGATGTGTATTTTCAACAAGCTGGAGCAGCCTCTTTTTTAGATTCTCCATCAACGACATCTTCAACAACTTATCAGATAAAAGCTAAATGCACTTATGGATCAAATATATTCTTAAATTCATCTTCCAATCAAAATAATGCTGGTCATACTATTCATGGAATTTCTTCACTTACACTTATGGAGGTAGTAGCCTAATGGTAGATATTGTTGATGCTTTAAGAAGTTTAAGACCTGGTGCAGGTTATGTAGTTAGAGGTAATGAGTTAGAGTGGTTAGACACAAACCAAACTCGACCAACAGACGCAGAAATAAATGCAGAAGTAACAAGACTTCAAGCAGAATATGATGCTAATAAATATCAAAGAGATAGGGTATACCCATCAATACAAGATCAACTCGATATGCAATATTGGGATAAAGTAAATGGAACAACAACTTGGCAAGATGCGATTGCTAAAGTTAAAGCAGATACACCAAAGCCAGGAGAGTAAATGAGTTATATAGGAAACGCACCAGGAGTTGCATCACAAAGATTAGTTTACGATTTTACAGCTACAGCAGCGCAGACGACTTTTACGTTAACTAATGCTTATACTGTAGGGTATGTTGATGTTTATTTAAATGGTGTAAAGTTAGTTGTTGATGATGATTTTACTGCAACAAATGGTACAACTGTAGTTCTAGGTACGGGTGCAACAGCAGGCGATAGTGTCAGTATAATTGCATACATACCTAGAGGTTTAGTTTTAGATAATGGAGCTGTAGGCGGAACAGGAAATTATGTGTTCTGGGAAAATGACACGGTGGTTAGCGCAGACTATACAATAACGTCAGGGAAGAATGCTGGTTCATTTGGCCCTATCACGATAAATAGCGGCATAACCGTCACCATACCTGCAACTTCCACGTGGACTATAGTATAGGAGATTAGATGACGACAATAACATCAACAGGTATAACAACAACTAATTTAACTGGAACTAATTTATCAGTTGGGGGGTCTAGTTTTACATCTACAGATTTAGGTGGAACAATTCAACAGGTAACTCAAACTGTTTTAACAGGTACATATTCTGCAACTTCTAATACATCAGAGGTTATAGTTACAGGTGTTGCTGCGTCAATTACGCCAACGAGTTCATCTAATAAAGTTCTATTAATGTTTTGCTGTATGTTTGGAAATCACATTACAACTTATGGTGGTTATTTTAAAAGAGGGTCAACTATAATAGGTGTTGGTGATGCCGCTAGTTCAAGGCAACAAGTAGGTATGGGTTTAGGTTATAACGGAGATGCTAATCAATCTAATCAAGCTAGTTTTATTTTTTTAGATTCTCCAGCAACAACAAGCGCTACTACATATCAACTATATCTTAAAAATGATAATACTGTTACTTGTTTTTTTAACAGAAGTCCAAATGACCAAAATAATAATGTTGGTAAAAGAGGTATTACCACAATAACATTATGGGAGATTAAGCCATGAGTTTTAATCATAAAGCTGCATATGCATTATATTCAAATGTAAAGTCATGCAATGATGATGGTTGTTATGATGCTAATGGAAATAAAGTAGAAGTAGATATGGATGCTATTAATTCTTGGGTAGACCCTGATGCATATAAAATTAGTAGGGAGATGGAGTATCCACCCTTGCAAGAACAATTAGATGATATTTATCATAATGGGATTGATGGTTGGAAATCTACAATAAAAGCTATCAAAGATAAATACCCAAAGTCAGGAGGATAAGTGAGTAAAATTCGTTTAACACCAAACGCAAGTGGAACAGGAACAGTAACTCTGACTGTGCCTTCTACATCGACTGATAGGACACTTACTCTACCTGATACGACTGGAACTATTTTAGACAATAGCAATAATACATTTTTTGCTACTGATTTTTGGAGACTTACAGCAAATGTAACAGCTACAACTGGAGGTATGATAATAACAAGTAATTTAGCTAGAGCTGGTGCAAATTATGGAATTGTTGGCACAGGAATGACTGAATCTAGTGGTGTATTTACTTTTCCATCAACAGGTGTTTGGAGAGTTTGTTCAAAAGTAATGATGGAACGATATGTAACTAATAGTATAATTCAAAGTCGTATTTGGACTACAAGTGATGGTGGCACAACTAATTTTAGAGAATCTTCAGAGGGCTGGACTGCTGGTGACGATAACTTAACAATTTTTTGTGAAACACATTTTGATGTTACAGACACATCTTTATGCACAGTTAAATTTGGGTGTCAAGCTTATACTGCAAACCAAACCATGAAAGGTGATACTACAGAAAATAGGACTTGTTTTTTCTTCCAAAGATTAGGAGATACATAATATGACAAGAGCAAGAAGTTTAGCTGACAAAGCGATAGGTCAAAGAGCAGACCAATGGTATTTAAATGCTGACCATACTGGAAATGCCACAATAACAGCTTGGGCGCAAGGTAGTTCGACTACAGGTGGTGGAAGTATAGGAACAGGTCTAACAGAATCTAGTGGTATATTTACCTTTCCAGTAACAGGAATCTGGAATATTAAAACTGTTTTTTATCTTAATGCTACCTTTACTGATAATGACTGGATGTTTATAAATATACAAACATCAAATGATAATTTTAGTACAACTAATGCTTCTAGTGTTGCTGGAGCGCATACTGTTGAAGATGAGGGCTGGCAAGGACAAATTAGACATGATTTTCTTTTTGATGTTACAGACGCTTCTAACGATAAAGTTAGGTTTGTATCATCAAGTTTTAGTGGCTCAAATAAAATCGTAGGTTTTACAAGTGGAACTATGTATACATGGATTAATTTTATACGACTAGGAGATACATAATATGGATAGTGTGGATAGAGATTTTTTTCAAAAAGCATTAAAGAATTTAAGAATTGATACACCTAATTGGTATGGGTGGGCAGAAACCGATTCAAGTGGAAACAGAATCCCTGATAAAGATAAAATGTGTTATGAACATACAATAGTTATTCAAGATGGAGTAACCAAGCCAACACAAGCAGAAGTTGATGCAGAAGTTAAAAGACTTAAAGATGAACATAATGCAAGTCAATACAAACGAGATAGAAAGGTGATGTATCCAGATATTGGTGACCAGCTAGATGATTTGTATAAAGCTGGTGCGTTTTCAGATGACATGACAGCAAAAATAAAAGCGGTAAAAGATAAATATCCAAAGGGCTAGAAAATGAGTACACTTAGAGTAGAAGCACTAGAACAAC